TCTTTCGGCCACCATCAGTCGATAATGAACCTGTTGGTAAGAATTTGACTCCCTTAAAACTTGCATCAGTAACTCTATTAAAAATACTCATTAAAACTTACCTACGCCACTAAAGCCAAGCTTCATATCTCCAAATGAATCTGTTTGAACACTTTCAACATTTTTACCCTTGTCTCTTATGTCAATGTTCATATTGCCTCTAAAAGAACTTCTGACAGTCCTCCCACCGGCAACAACTGATTCACCGGCTTTTCCCTTTGAACCATCTTCTTTAGCTAATGACGCTAACCCTTTACTAGCTAGAATGTGTAGTAGCTTCCCCATTCCGCCACCAAAAGTTGTAGTAACAACCTCCCCTAAGCTAGAAAATTTTGGTATAACTTTGGAAACAAGCCTTGTTATCAATGTTAGTATATTGGCTATATCTGTTAAAGTTTTTGTAAGACCTTTTTCACCTAATGTTATGATCAATCCTTCTATTGAAGAGGTTAGTTTTTTAAAAGCCCCTGGTAAACCTTCCATCTTAGTTCTAGCAACACGCTTTGCGGTTCCAGCAGAATTTTTTAATAATAAAGTAAAGTCCCTTAATTTTTCAGACCCTGCACCAATCGCTGCTATCATAGCAGGCCCTGCACGAAGCCCAAATATTTCCATTACATGACTTGCTTTAACATTTTTCTTTTCGAATTGTTCAATTATTTTATTTAAAGGCAGTAAATTTTTATGGATATCTTTAACTTCTATCTTATATGCTTTTAGTAACTTTTTACCTCTAGCTACAGGAGTAGATAATTTTGTTAAAGCACCTCTTAAAGATGTCCCGGCCATACTTGCTTGGATGCCTGCACTTCCTAAAATACCCAAAAAAGCTGCTGTTTCTTCGAAATCAACCCCCATACCTTTTGCAACAGGGCCAGCAAATTTCATTGCTTGACCTAGTTGTAATAAATCAGTATTAGAACTTATAAATGCTTTGGCTAAAACATCGACTGCCCCACCAAGATGTTCATTTTTTATACCAAAACCAGCCATTACATTACTAACAATATCAGCAGCGGAAGCTAAATCTAAACTAGCAGCTGCTGCTAAATCCAATGTAGCAGGCATAGAGTCTATAATTTTTTGTGTTTTAAAACCTGCTTTTGCTAAAAATGCTTGGCCAGAAGCAACTTGTGACGCTGAAAACTCTGTTGTCCTCCCTAATTCTTTAGCTTGTCTTCTAAGCTGGATAAATTGATCTGTAGTAGCCTCGGCGGTAGCTTTAACTTTGTTCATACCCGTTTCGAAATTCAGAAGTGTCTGGCCTACCTTAAAACCTACAGCCCCTAGTAAAAGTCCCTTTAGGGACATTAGTTTAGTACCAAATTTGTGCAAGCCAATGCCTGTCCTCTTAACTGCCCTACCAGCAGCCGAAGCACTCCGGCCCACTCTCCCCATTGCATCAGAAACTTTTTTACTGCTCCTAGAAACTCGTCTAGCAGCATTAGAGAATTTATCTTTAAGTTCTATGTTATAAAAAATGCTAAAACTCATTTCTTAGAGTTCCTTTCTATCTCATCATTAATTTTGCAAGCATTATCTTTAAGCTCAAAAATTAAATCATAGGGCATTTCTTGAAAAGTCTCGTAGCTTACAGCCCCCTTGTAATAAACCATAAGATTTGCTATCTCAAAGTTTATATCAAACCTCGATTCTTTTAGTTTGCGAGGGAAGTAAACAAAAAATTTGAGATATACTCTCCCAATAAACACTTAGTGTCTGCATAGCTCATTCTTTCAAAATGCTCCACCTTAAATTTGTCATCACCATTTATGCTACAAGATGCCGTTAAAATTTGTTTAAAAGCTTCGTAACATTTCTCCAAATTCGCGTCACCAGATGCAAGGGCCATTATTAAATCTTCACCCCTTACCTTCTCATCTTTAGAGCCTCTTTGTTCATCTGTTTCTTTTGCAACGTTATTAATGGCTTTGAAAAGTTGTTTCTCTATTAACGTTACATGCTTAATGACTTTATTCGAAGGTGAAGAAATGTCTAAAAATGTTGCGTCTTCGTTATCCCCACCTTTTGCGTATTTAAAACTTGTTTTTAACTCATAGTTCATTTTTTTCTCCCCTTAGAAAAATTAACTAGCTGGATCTGATTCCCATTCTAGAGCTATAGTAGTGTCTGCTCCAAGATTCTTTTCTGGATCAGTTATTATCGCAGCGTTTGTAAAAACTCTTGTGATGTCTTCATCAACTACTTCTATTACATTTTGATTCCTATTGAACTGCCAAGCTCTTGTGGTTTCAATATTCAAAGCTGTTGGGAATAGTTCAAAAGAACATTTAGATTTTTTGTTTTCTGCATTATCACTGTAAACAGTTTCTGTACGTCCGTTACCAGCACTAGCAACCCTAATAGTTGAATCCCCAAACCCTTCTGTGAACATAAAAGTATTAGGAACTATAGGAATCGCAGTATTATTCACTAAAATATTTGCTGTTGAAACAATTCTACTACCCATGTTATCTCTCCTTTATTTAATTTGTACTAAAAGCAATTTGTATAGTACCAACTATGTTAGCTAATTGTGTTACTATTGGTGTAATCATTGTTACTGTTGCTTTTCTAGCTGAAAGATCTAATGTAACACTAATATTATCCTTATAATATGTTAATGCAGTTTCACCGGCTTGAGTAAGAACATAGTCCTCTCCAGCAAGATCATTATACAATTTTATACAGTAACCTTTAATAGTCTGTGCATTGGCCATGTTTCTACGTGGCTGAATTTCACCTTCTGTTAAACGAGTTTGGCCAAACCTCTTTTTAAGATTATTGAAATAATATTCTCTCACACCACTCATCGTATCCTCAAAATTACCATACTTAAATGATACATCAGGATTGCCAGCAGCATCTGTTTTATATGTTGTTACAACTTCACCAGCTACAACACCGTTTCTTGCTTTGTTATTTCCTAATATAAAAACACCAGCAGTATTCAAAGCAGCTTGTTCAACTTGTGTGAACTCTTGAGCCATGTCAATGGCTGAAAGATTATTAAATGGTGTGTTAAAGTAAGGTAAACTTCTTATGGCATCACCACCAAAACTATCCCTAGCTCCATTAACACCAGCTATAGTATATTGAGCAATCGAAACATCAGGAGTTAATCTTAATGCTCTTATAGCAGCAAATTCAGCAGAAATATTATCATTAAGCTCCACTAATGCACTCCCACGATGAGTTGCAATGTTTACTGTTTGATTACCATGAACCCATAAATATTGTTTATTAAGTGCTGTATAAGTAGAGATAAGACTTGCATAAGTATCTGTGACACTTAAAATTGCAACACCATCTAATACATCATTATCAACGTTTATTCTGGCACCTAAAAATGTTTCTAATACTGTTGTCACCCATGCCCCAGGCCATACTATTGTTTGGTATCTAGTATCTCCTACTACATCAAAAACACTTGTAAGAACAGGGTCAGTTGCTCCACTTGCCATTCCTGTAATAGTTACTGTAACAGCATCAACAGTACCATCTACTTTTAATGTAAGTCCATTTCCAGTAGTTCCCTTTGTAGAAGCTGTAACCGTGACAGTTCCACCTGCGTTTGAAGTAGTAAACGGAGCATTAGCATCAGCAAGAGTTAATACATCTAGTGCATCACCAATCTCTGTTATAGTAGCTCCCTCTGATACATCAAGTGTGTAAGAATGTAATGTTCCTGAGCCAATAGAAACTATATAAGTTCCATCTGCACCAGCAGTACCAGCACCAAACGCAATAGTCCCTGTTGCAACAACAGCAGCCCCAGCCTCGTCCAACGGGATAGCATCCACTCTATTTTCTCTATTAATAGCTTTAAAAGCTCTTAACGTTTGTGTAATCTCTGCTCTTGCACCAAAAAAAGTATCAAAATCATCTTCTGATATATTCTCTATCAAAGCACCACTTGTTGCACTACCGGCAGCAAGTAATGTTCCCAACACTAAAACTTTCTGGGCTTCATTCCCTACTTCTTGGTTTGCAGCAAGAATATTGAGCGTAACATCAGGTTTATTAACTACAGACATTATTTCTTACCTCCTTTTTTTTCTTTAATATCTTGAATTGCTTTTACAATTTCAACACAATTATCCAATTTTGAATCTCGCATACGATTTCTCCAAAATCTCTCTAAAGGAGTTCCTTCACGATCAACCTCTATAGAAACTAACATTCCTTTTTTGTATTTCCCACCTAGGTCTAAATTCAATTTCAATTTGATCTTCATAAGTTACACCTCTTCCTCATCTAAATCGATTAGAGTCTCTAAAATATTTTCATCTTCAGTATTTTTATTATACATGTCAATGTCTCTAAATGCAACACTATCTATACTTCTTATAGTATCATCTTTCACTAAATCAAATGCGAAACTAAAATCAAACTGATGGATATAGTAAGCAGCGTTGTAGTCAAAAAACCCATGCCCCTCAAATATTACTGAACTAAAAGAATCTATATGGTAAGGATTTTCTATTCTTGCACCGATAATACTTTTAAAAATACCAGTACTTTCTGTGATAGCATCATCGTAAGCACTACGGCCACCTAGTTTATTTGATGTTCTTATAAACAAATACAAACTAAAAGGCATATTGATTCTTTGTCTATAGTCATCACCACTAGTTTGATTTTGAGTAGTATCATTTAGGGTGTGCCTGCTCTTACTGGCTGTAGCGTCTTCAGGAATAGCAAACAAATAAAAGTCATCTACTAATTGTTTAGTATAATTCTCTAAAACACGAGTAATTAAAACTTCAGCAGATATTCTAATGCTACTATGTACAAAACCACCGTCGCCAGTAGTCGGTAAATCCTCAGTTGTCGTAAAAGTAAAGGTCGTAGCATTAGAGACAGTGATAGTTTTTACGCCACTAAAACCAGTGGGAGAATCTTCAAGTAAATATCCCGTGTTTGCTTGCGCAGGTGAGCCACTTACTTCAAAATCAAAAACTCTTCTACTTCTTACAGCGTCTAATGTTTGAGTGTTATCATACGCTGCAATGCCAGTACCATCTATTTCTATAGCTGGTTGATCCGATGGATCTATATAGTCTAAAGTCAAGTCATGGTCAATTGTTGTAGTAACTTGAGCGACACCAGCCACAGTTGTGATGTCCGTTATCGGAGTACGTTGTTTAACCCCAACAATTGTAACAACATTGTTTGTACTTAAACCATGGACAGCAGTTGTGACGACTGTAACAGTTCCAGCAGCGTGTGTAATAGAAGAGATTGCAACTTTTTCACTAAAGTTATCACTATAGTTTGGCAATTCTTGTTTTAGTAATGTTACTATAGCTTCTAAATACATTTATTTTTTTACCTGTAATATCTTCTTTATTTCTTGTTCTATATACTTTTTTCCATTTCTACTATTCTTTTTAACAGCTATTTTTAATCCTGGCCGTGCCTCCATATTCTTGGTTCCCTCTTCTAGGAACTTACCGTATTCGGCCTTGTAACCAAACTTCATAGTCTCCCAACCATTGACATTCCAATCTAAAGACTTCCTTAAATTACCTGTCCAATTAGCAGGTGCTTCACCAGCTATAGACGCTGTATGTCTGCCACGCCCTCTACTCGCGTAAACCTTACCTGATCTTGGCTTTCTTAAAATATCTTTATTAACATCGTGCCTTAACTTTTTTCCTAACTGATAAAGGCCATGTCTTGCACCTGTTTTAGTATTAGCGTCAACGTTTTCTAGGTTAAGATATATTTTCTTGTTAATATTAGATGCTTTAAAAGCAATACTCATGCCTCATTCGCCTCCAAAGAGTCAATACCCCTTTCAGTACATTTCAAAAACATAAATGTTTTATCTTCGTTTAAATCTTGTACTCTTAAGATTTTAAAGTAACGATCATCATACTTAACAAACTTTTCAGAAGTAACACCAGCAGTATAGCGTATATAGATAAAGTGTGTCACCGTCCCGATGAGATTCACACCATCAAAAACCTCTAAGCCACTGCCTTGGAAACCTGGTGTCTGGATCATTGCCCACTTGCTCTTAAAAAGAGTAAATGTTTGAGAATAATCTACGCCACCAATATCAGAATTTGTTATTTCTCTAGTGTATAATTCAATACGCTTATCTAAATCACCTGCACAGATAATTTTCTTTTTTCTTTTTATTTGTTCGCAAGGCATTAGAAAATTTCCTGGATTCTATACTTTCTAAAAATACTTAGAGCCTGCGGAGGTATTTGACTTGTATCACAGTAGCAACTTGTTTTAGCTGGCCCTATACAATCACCCCGATACTGATTAAGACTTGCCAGAACAAAAAGAAAAGCTTGTCTTATGCCATATGGCATATCTGAAACATCGTCGCCAAAACCAGAAGTAAAAGTAATCTCTACAGACTGTCTTTTTGTATCTACTGTTGGGTAGGCTGCTCCATTTTCTCTTACAACGTTGCTGTACGATTTTAATAGCTCTAAATAGTATAAAGTATTCGACAATGTCGTTAAAACTTCGTCACTTAGATACTGAATTTGCGTGATACTCTGCATTGGAGATTTACGAAGCTGCATAACATCAAATAAACAATCTCGTTTATTTAGCCAGGTTTTTGTGAACAAATCTTTACGAGTGAACTTCTCGAACCAATCAATAATAGATAAAACAGTATTATAAATGTAATCAAAGTCTTGTTCCGTTGAATTAGTCGCTACTTGCCTAAATTCAGTATTGGCTAGGCTATAAGCAAAAGTAAACACACTATTAACATCCAAAGCTCCTGCTGCAAAATCGTTTCCATCCTTATCTTTTAAATCTGTTGCTCCAATTCCTGCAACATTAACATCAACAGCACCAGAGTTTGTAGTATCGGGAAAAAATCTAATCCTAATAGTGTCTGTATAAGAACTAATATTATTCAAACCAGCATCAAGGGCATAAACACCAACTGACAACGTACTATTGTACAAGAACCCTTCAAACTCAGTTTTCAAATGCTGGTTTATCTCGTCAATTGTTAACGGAATCTTCTTACTAGAGCTTACCAATTGATATAACGTATTCACATCAAGATCTTTTCTATAAATACTATTATAAGATAAACTCATTTAAAATTACTCCTTTACTTCTTCACATTCACAAACTTCTACAGGTCGCTTCTTCTTAAATTCTTTTAGCCAATACTCGCAATCTTGTGAAGCCCCTACTGTTGCATTTAGATCATTTCTTAATTGTTCAAGCTGTTGCCTAATGACAACAGCCGTTTTGTCTAACTCTTCTTTTCTTTTTAAAACACTTTTTTCATCCATTTTTGTTTCTCCCCTTATTAAAAAATGTTAGGGACTATGTTTCAAGCCCCTAACTATAAATCTATTAATCACTTACAACATATTCAAGAAAGAAAACTACTTTACCAGCAGTTAAATCTTCAACCGCGATTGTAAAAGTTATTTCTTGTGCTGAGGTTGTTTTAATCGAAGCTGCAATAGTTCCATCCTGAATACCTTCTGTCCTACCTGAAACAGTATCAGCATCAACCGCCGTAACAACATCATTAGCACCTTCAACGCTTACAGCAAAAGTTCCTGCGTTCCCTGCGCTAGTCATGCCTGTTATAACTTCATACCAAGAACGAACAACAACAGCATTATCTGGAAGTGTAACTCCAAGGCCAATTGCACCTTGTGCACCTGTAAGCACGTCGAAATCATAAGTTGCTCTTGCAACTCTGTGGCAGTTAAGCCCATCTTCAACAGCCTCTTTAAGAACAACTTCAGTCCCTATCACAAGATCGTTTCCTGTTCTAATAGTAAAATCATCTGAAACT